ATTGATTATGAAATGGGTGTGGAAGAAGGTCTTAGCCACCAAGCTATAGTACGAAATCTAACTAAAATATGGAGTATGAAACCTAACGAAATTGAAGCTATTATTAAAGAGCAGGAAGAATTTCTATCAGGTCATTCCAAAGGAGTAATAGTATGAGTGTAAACTATACAGAAGAACAAGTAAAGTATATGGTAGAGGCTTATAAAGATAACCCTAGTAGAGAAACTGTTGATGAATTGGCAGAAGAACTCAATAAGAGTGTAAAATCTATCATAGGAAAGCTAAGTCGTGAAGGTGTATATAAGAAAACTGTTTATAAAACCAAGACTGGCGAAGATCCTATTACAAAGAAAGAGCTAGTAGAATCAGTAGCAGACATGCTTGATATAGATAGTACTAAAATTGCTGGTTTGGAGAAAGCTCCCAAAGCAGATTTAAAAAATCTAGTGGAAGCTGTTATGGATGAATTAGGAGTTGAAGATGGGCTGGAGAGATAAACGATACGCAAAAATCTTTCCTAGAAATGACAAACTTCGGAAGATCATAGCAGAACATGGAGAATACTTTGAGGTTATCTCTAGTCCACAACCAGAACCTCAACTCAATATGCAACTAGCAGTAACTTTGAAGGATGAGAATATTACTTTCACCACACAAGTTACAAATCTACGCATGATTCAACAATAAAAGTCAAGGCGGGTGTTCCAATCCGCCATCATGACTAAAGTCATAGCGGGTGTATAACATACTAGGGATAATTTTCATAAACTTGAAGGCATATCGTTATAACTTATACATATACCCACAAAGAATAAGTAACAAATCGACTTAATAGTCTTAATCATTGGTAAAAAATATTTGCGAATCGGACGCAATTGTAGTTAAGTTTTTGGAATTTGGGAATTGGAAGAAAGTCGAAGTAAGATAGTTGACTTTCTTTTGGTGTGATATTGTTGACATAAGATATATCGTAAGCAATCGCCTAAATAGCATTAACTCCGTAGTTGTGATCTTGCGGTGCGCTGACGCTACCTCCAGATCTCATTTACGAAGTAATGATGCTTGAGGCTCATTTTGCATGAGTGATAAATCAATGATTGTCGGAGTAACTATCTTAATTAGATAATAATATTATACCACAAGTTTATCAAAAAAGCTAGAAACATTTTTCCATGGGGTATGAATTTGTGTTTTCGTTTGAGTTTCATTCATGATAATTTATTTTAATCTTTCTTCTAGTGGTAAACATTTTTTGGATTTCTTCGCTTGTTTTTACTACCAGAAAAAGACTCTCTTTCGAAACTGCTAACATGAAAAAATTCTAAGTTATGAGTTTGGAATGCCTACGGTTGATAGTCGTATTGCTAGGAAGTATTAAGTACAAAGTCGAAAAACAATAGTGGTAAAATGAGATCGATTTTGAGACTATCTCTTATGCCGTGGTCTTCGTGCCAAGTATCTGTTATGTTCGGCTGTGAGTTTTTGTTGGCGTTTTTGTGCTGCAGCTTTCATTCTTTTTCTTTTAGCTGTTGGTTTCTCGTAGAATTCGAGTTCCCTTATTCTTTCTTTTAGACCATCACGATCTAATCTTCTTCGAAGCTGACGAATTGCTCGTTCAACTGATTGTCCTTTAACCTCAACTCTCATTCAAACCCTGTGCTCTTGTTAGGCGGCACAGATCATTTGCAATATTGCATTGATTGTCAACAGTAGCTTTGATAAACTTGTGAACCCATGCCATGTCGAATACGAAGTCTTGGTCAGTAGTATTTAGACCAAGCTTTTGTGCTTCTACAATGACAGCGGCAAGTAGCTTATCGCTAATATCATCTGCTTTTCTCATTCTGGGAAATTCAATTACTTTCATCGGTTCTCCTGTGAAACGCCCATCCTCTTTTTCGAAGATAGTTTACTTGTGAGGTTATGCTAGTACTTCTTCGAAGAAGTCTACTCGATAACTCGGTTAAAGGGATTTTATTGTAAAGGTCTTTCAGTGTCTGTCGTTCTTTCGTAGACCATTTACCTCTTTTATAAATCATACTCTTATTATATCAAATCGAAAACCATAAGTCAAGAATTATTTTTAGATACCCTTAATTTAGTACTTGACATGAGGTCATGAATTGTGTATAATATATGTTATGGAGAAAAAATATGGATATAGATATAGCATACATAATAATACTCGCTAGTAGTATTTACTTAGCATACAGAACTGGTAAACAGGAAGGCATAGGTGCCACGCTCGATTATATGAAAGAGCAGGGTAAGATCGACTTCGAGGACTAACCAAAAAATAGTTGTTGACTTTTGGTCTACTTTTTAGTATAATATACATAAGTGTAAGAAGGGTTTCTTGCACAATGGCGTCAATACCGAAAGGGTTGGCATAGTTTTACTGAAAAGGAAATTAGGAGAATAATATGACGATTGATATTAGTAAATTTTGGCTTGGTATGAACAATGAGTGGTTGTTACACAACACTGATACATCATATCCAAGATATAACATTGTAGAGAATGTGGACACAGGCAACTTTCGAATAGAGGTTGCAGTGCCAGGTTGGTCTAAACAAGAACTTGAGTTGGTTCATGAAGATAATGAACTACTCATCAAGGGGAAAAAAGAACGAAAACTGAGTGAGAGTGAAAGATTCTCACATCAAGGTCTCAGTCTTAAATCTTTTGAGCGTAAGTTTATGTTAAACGCAGACTTAAAAGTTGACAATGTCGAACTAACAGATGGACTATTGACTATCGCCTTGTCTAAAACTCCGAACTCCAATCGTAAAGTATTGGATATTAAATGAAAACAATAATAAATAGTTTTAGACAAGTACAAAAATATGAGGACATACAAGACGCATTAGGAACAATGTTTCTAGCTTGTATGTTTGGGTTTGCTGTAATTGCAAGCACAGGTCAAATATTTTAGTACAAGTCAAGACCTAAGTCGAGAGGGCAGGCAACTGCCCACTCGCATTAATTTATTATATGGTAATCGTAAGTGCAGATGCTTTGGAAAGACTAAAGCAGAAAGTAAAAAATAAACAAGTTTGGGGATTGCGTTTAGGCATGAAACCAAACGGATGTAACGGGTGGTCGTATGACTTGAGTTATTTGGAAGAACCAAATGTTTCAAGTGATGCGGTATTCTATGGTATTATAGCTGTAGATCCGATGACATTTAGTTATGTCGATCAAATAAGTATTGATTGGACAGAAGATGGGTTAAATGAATATTTTGAAATCAGAAGCCCACAAGAAACAGCCCGTTGCGGCTGTGGAGAAAGTTTTACATTATGAAAATATCACAAGAGGGTATATCCCTTATTAAAAAGTTTGAAGGTTGTGAACTAGAAGCCTATCAAGACGCAGTAGGAATATGGACTATAGGATATGGTCATATCAAAGGCGTATCAGAAGGAATGTCTATCACAAAACCACAAGCAGAGGAAATGCTAGTACACGAACTAACGGAGTACGAACAGCATGTTCTTAATCAAGTAACCATCTCACTCGACCAGTGTATGTTCGATGCATTAGTATCATGGACATTCAACCTCGGTCCGACCAACTTAAGTAGTTCTACTCTTTTAAAAGTATTAAATAGTGGCGACTACGAAGGCGTCCCTGCCCAGATTAAACGCTGGAACAAAGCAGGCGGCAAAGTATTAGAAGGATTAGTTCGTAGGAGAGAAGCAGAAGCTCTGCTTTTTGAAGGTAAGGACTGGTCTAACATATAGGAAATCATGGATATATTATTAGTATTAGCATTGATTTGGGGGTATAACAACCAACCAAAAGATGTAGATCCCGTAGCTCCTACAGGTACAACGTTCAACCAAGCAGCAGGTTTTGAGTGTCAAAGTAATTGTACTCCAGCAACTTCTACAACTGTAGAGGCAGGAAATACAAGTGCAACGACTACTACAGTAGCAGATATTATAGCTGAGTTAGAGGCAATGCCAGTGACTACAACTGTAACTGCAACTACTACAAGCACAGGTACAGGAACATCAACGAGTACTTCAACAGGAACTTAACGGAAAGAATGGCAGTACCACTACTATTAGTGGTGCTTGCCTGTTTCTTTGTATATGACCATGCAAGGCATAAAGCAGAGTTAGAGATAACTCGCAAAATAGAATTAGCGAATTGGCAAAAGCTAAATCAACTAGAGAGTAGAATAAATGGACAAAATAAAAGGATTTATCGCAACAATGAAAAGGTGGTGGATTGCCTTAAAAAGCAAATTTATAACGCTGTATACATTGACTGTGAGTTATAATCAGATATGGGGAGATGCAGATGATGAAACTTTTATTGTTAAAAAGTTTCTTATAACAAAGCCCAATCATTTAAAGTTCAGAACTGAAAGCGGTGAAGTCATAGAGATGCATGGAGCAGAAGGACTTAACTATAAAATAGAGGAAATGTAATGAATCAATTCTTTTTAGCTTTATTATTAGTATTAAGTGGAATATGTTATTGGCTGTGGAATGAGAATAAGATTCTAGTAGCTAACAACGCAGCTTTAGAGGGAGCAGTAGCTACCCAAGAAGAAACAATCGCCACTATGCAAAATGATTTTAGCTTACAAACAGAACAGTTGCAAGCAATGACAGTTAAAAGTCAAGCAGCACAACGAGAATTAAATAGATATACACAGTTTATTCAAAACTATGAATTAACTGCAAAAATCTTAACAGACCCAGTTGATCTGGAGAGGAAAATAAATAATGGAACAAAACACGCATTTGAGGGTATTGAGGAACTTAGCAGTACCGTTGACGATCTTGATGATGGGCTCCAGTTGCAGCCT